GTTAGCGTCGAAGCTAACTGAGTCAGATAGTGAGTATGAGTTGTACGGTAGAACGATATCGTCTGCTGTGTAGCTGATCTTTGGTCCACGCTCGAAGTTGATTGAACCGAAAGCTGTGGTTGTGGTTTCAGATACGCCAGGCCAGATCTGACCTTGTCCACCAGTTCCTGTACCTGTGTAACCAGTAATGCGCTTTACACGGTGAGAAGTACCGACGCCCTTTTTACGAGGGATACGGTTACGTAGTGGTGTTGGACGTGGTGTTAGGAGCTTTGCAGGAGCTTCCAAGTCGAACGCAGCAAAAGAAGTGCTGAGTGGGCTTGTTAGCGAAATATCCTTTTGGATATCTTGCATAGCTAGACGTTGAGCTGAGATTGCGTTATTCAAGCCAGCTAGAGCGTCTGGGGTTAATGACTTTGTAGCAGCCATAGCTTCAAGAGCTGACACTGGGTCAGTTACTGGAGCTTGTCCTGGAACTGAGGAACCAGAAGAGAGAGCCTTTCCAAGCTCAGCCTGGTACTCGTCCATACGCTTAGCTGCCTTCTTAGGTGATTCGACGTCTGAGAAGAGGTCGGTCGCCTTTGGAGGTGTAAGAGCCAATTTATTTCCTTTCGAGTGGGTTAGTGAATTAGTCCTGGTCTACAGGCTTGCCAGCTTTAGATAAAAACTCTTTCTCTAAAGACTTATAGCCCTTAACCAGAATTGGATCAGAGGTTGCTGCTGCCTTAGCTTTGTATTCCGCAGCCTTGAGCAGTAGCTCGTTTGTTTGTGTCACGGCAATACGTCCAGTGCGCTTTGGCCCACCAGAGACTGCTGCTGACTTTGCTGTTACGAGCTCTGATTCAAGTGCTACCGCCTTTTCCTCAGCTGCCTTAGTTGCAGCTTGAAGTGAAGCGATCTCTGCCTTGACTGATTCAGTCGCACTCTTTACAGCTTTCTCTACGATCTCAGCTACAGCTGACTCGTCGAGAATATCGTTTGTTGCAGCTTCCTCAGCTGCTGGAGTTTCCTCAGATACTGCAACCTCTTCACCCTCAGCTGACTTGATTGAGCCACCGAGTTGATCTGGAGTCATAATGGTTGCAGTTGAGACGTTAGCCGTTGTAGCGATACCTGAGTTATTTCCAGCTATCTGAACGGTAGATAGACCGTGATCTTGTCCTGGCATACCGCAGCCACACTCTAAGCACTTGCCAATAGAGGCTGACTTAGCCATAGCGCATTTCATACAAGGGGTGCTGTCGCAGCCACCGTCAGCTTTACAAGCTTTGCAGCCGTCGCATTCGCAGTCAGCGTCAGCTTCCTTTGCAGACATTTCCATAACTGAACCTGACATATCGTTTGTCTCGCCTTCTTCATCTTCGCCGTCTTTCCAGCGAAATAGGTGCTTGATTGCGTCGATAAGCTCTTCAATATCGTCACGCTCATCTGAACCGTCAGCCATCTCGCCAGCTTCAACGATAATAAGCTGAGCTAGTGCGCGACGTGCAGTGTCATAAGACGCCTGATCGAACTTAACTGTGTCTCCTTTAGCTGACTTAACCAGCTCTAGGATTGTTTCTGCTAGGACTGATTTAGCCATTGGTTTCTCCTTTGTAGGTGTTACTGATTTTTCTTCTGTTTCAATTAGCTCTTCAACCTGGGTAAGTGTGCTGTCGCCACCGACAGACTTAGCTAATACAAGCTGACAGGTAGGGTTAGCAGGTCTATCAACAAGAGATAGTTCTACGATCTGACCGTCCACGATACGACCGTTAGCAGCCTTTGTATCGCGGATTACGCGTGGGCCTTTAATTCCGATTGAGAAGCCTTTTAATACTTTGTGTTCAACTTTACGAATTGAGTTAGGATCTACAATTTTTGCTTCGACGTAAAATCCGTCTCCCTTTTGCTCATACTCAGTAGCGACACCAGCTGCAATAGAGCTGTGTTGCTCACGAATGTTTCCACCAGACTTAAACCATTCTGGGACCGCTTTTGAGAGCCAGTCGTTGTCGCAGATCTGGTTGTCAATATCCAAGTCGTCAGAAGTCGCCTTGCCATAGACCGTCAGTGTTCCGTCGTCGTTTTTGTCATACTTAAAAATCTCCGCGTAGGAGGTAGCGAAATCATTTGCCATTATTGCTTTCTCCTTGTTAAGTCTAGTTGCGATACTTTCACTCATATTTAGTTTTAGGCTGAGTACACGAGGCAGACTGCGCCTGCTGTTGTACCTGCAGTTGAGATTGCATAAATCGAGTCATTACCGTGCATCCAGATTTGCACAGTTGCACTCGGAGCGAGGATTTGACCTCCATTGACACCAGACGCAACAGTAATTGCGCTATCACCGAGGTAGACAGGTGCTGTGTCGCGGTTTTGGATTTGTACAGCGACGTATCCAACGCCATTAGGCATTGTCAGCAATAGGGTTGGGTTTGTACCCACTGTTACGTTTATATGATTCAGAGCCATTAGAGTCCTATCTGCGTGTGTAAGTAAAATTGTAACGGTTTCACACGCCGTCTGCTTAGGACTTAGAGCTCAGGCCATTCGAAAGTAAGATCTGGTACCTGACCTTTGGCTCTCATATCTTTGTACATAGCGACCATACGATCCCAGTACACGCTTTCTTCTGTTGTCAAGTTTTCTCCGTGCTTACTTAACCCCAAAAGAGCCATACGAGATATATCGTGCCTTCGTGTTGCGTCTAGCATTTTGCCTCCTTATGACCTTCCCAGGCTTTCCGCGTAATAGCTGTAATCGCCAGCTTTATTTAGAAATTGGGAGTATAGGTCTTGATTGACTACATCAAGCTTGCCCGACCCTCCAGTAGCTATGAGGGTAGGACTGCCTTTTATTCGACTGTCGTAAAGATTCACGCTATCGAACTTTGTAGCTATGCCAGGAAATACCTGGCTTACAGCTGAGTGAATTTCGTAGACCTTTTCTGAGCCTACTGAACGTGAACGAGCTGCGTCTTGTTCAACAGCCTGTTCGGTAGGTACGGTTAGATACCTTCCTTCAACACTGTAACCATAAGATCGCGCCGTGTCAATTTTCCCCGCGACAGCTGAGACAGTATTGTTGCCTGTACCGTCGAGTAATATATTTTGATTTCCCTCAAAAGCTCTAGCCATAATTTCTTTGCCAATAAAGCTAGATTCTTCGTGGACAAAAGCTGGATTTTTAGGATCGTACTCAGGCAGCTGAGCTTTAATTGAGTCCACGTCGATCTTCACGTGAGGATCTTCCCATTTTTCTACCCCGCTAGTAGTTTTACCTGAGGCTGGGCCTCCACCGAGCATAACAAACTTAGGATTATCAGATTTAGGAATACCAGCTAAACGCTCCTGGATAATCTTCTCGTGAAGCGCAGCTCTTTCTGGGCTGAATCGTACGCCACCTCGACCGTCGCTAATAAGGTGAGAAGCTCCTGAGCCACCTTTTTGATCCTCAGCTTCTTTAGGGTTAAGCGAACGACTACCGCCAGCTGTGCGTGTGTCGTTAAAACGAGCTGATCCGTCCCCACCGCCAGAAGTAAAGCGACCTCCAGCGTCTCGAGGCTGATCTGGGTTGTATTTAGCTAAGTCAGCGCGTACAGCCATTTCACTGTCGTCACCTTCGTCTACAGGCTCATCTGTGTATTCAGGTGTGCCAGATAGGTCAGGCATTACTGGGATCACGTCACACTGGCAATTAGGGTGTACTGGAGGTTGGGTATCTCCGCTAGGGAATTGATCTCCCAGATTGACGATTTCCCCGTCATTGTCCAGGCAGTCAGCGTCGTCTGGATCGTTCACGGTCCATTCGATCTGTTCAACATTGTTAGCCTGGTAGCTATCCAGGTTAGCTGAGATCTTAGCTCGCTGGCCCTCTGTGATAGCGATAGTCAGAGCTCGTTCAGGAGCTGAGAGGCTGTCTCGAATGTCGTTAGCTATCTGTACTGGAGTCTTACCTTGAGCTATGCCGTCAGCTAAAGCTGTGCCTAAAAGATCGTGGCTGTAGTCAGATATGCCTCGAGCTTGAATATCTATATCACCCAGGAGATTTTTAAGTCCACCTGGTTCGTCGAGTAGAGCTGCAGCTGCTTCATTACCTGGAGTCCAAGCGTCCCAGTTGATTGTAAAGTTAGGATCAAAGATAGGCATACCTTGAGCGTTAGTTTTAGGCTTGCTAGTAGCTGTAGCTACTGGACCCTTTTGAGCTTTTGCAGCTTGAGCCATATTTTCGAGAGCTTCAACCTGTCCCAAAACATACATATTGCCGTAGTGGGTCCGTAAAGCTTTTTTATACGCTGTCAGATCTAGCTTGACATTGTTCATAGCCCACGCGCGAGCGCGAGCGCGATCTTGAGCTTTATTAGCTGTGATCGGTGGGTGAGTGTCCATATATTGCGTATAGACACGTCTAGCGTCAATACTGCCAGCTAAAGCTGCGCGGATCTTGACTGCACTCTTAGCTGCTATACGCGCACTAGCTTGACGTGCGCCTACGCTCATAGCAGATAGGCCTTCACCAGGGATTTAGCTGTGTCCAGGTCGCCATCAAAAGCGCACCTGTTCAGAGCTTCTCCTACGATCGGATCTAAATACTTAAACACAAAGTCTCTACGGTCAGCGTGACCCTTTTTAGCCCACTTGAGGAATGCGCGAGCTTCATTAGATACAGCCTTACCCATATCAGCTGTGCCTAGCCAGACTGGAGCTTGATCCATTCCGAGTAGCCACATAGCAAAGAGTCTATGGTGTCCGTCTACGATAATCAGCTTTTCACCGTCGTCATATACAAGCGCATAGTTACGGTAAGGAGTAAGAGCTTGACCCATAGCTTCAATATGATCAGCTACGTTAGAGCGATCAAATTGTGTGTCTGTTCCGTACAGCTCTTTAAGATTGACCAGGGTTAATTGAGCTTGCTCCCAAACGTCAGGATTTACTGGATAGTCGCCGTTTTGGGTTTCAACTACAGGCCAGGGTGAAGCTACCGTGTCAGCTAATTCTTCTGGGTTGTCAGAGGTAGGGTGATTGCCAGCTGCATTAGGCAAGATAGCTAAACGTGATAGTCCAGCTTTGACCTCAGCTTTTGACGGTACGCCAGCTTTGAGCAGATCCTCTTCAACAAACTTGACATTACCTGGCTCAACTTTAGGAGCTGGTGTTTCAGCTGCAGGCTTTTCTTCTCCAGGCTTAGCTTCTTCCCCTGGAATAGGCGCTACAGGCGCTACAGGCGCTACAGGGGCAGGTTTATCCTGGACTGGTGCGATTGGATTACTCTCAGCATTATCGAGGCTTGGAGGCTGTCCTGTGGCCGTTGTAGCGTTGATTATGCCGTCTGGTGAGAAGATAAAGACAGATTGACCAGCTACGAGCATAGGTTGATCAGCTGCAGGTGTGTCTAATAATGGAAGTCCGAGCTCTGAGCGACGCTCGTTGATTGTGCGAGTAGCTCCACGTAGCTCGATATCAGCTCGCTTAGCTTCTGACTCGTTATCGCGTCCCTCGTCGATCATAAACTTAAACTCAAGCTCGCGTGGCATACCGAGGTAGCTGTAGCTGAGATTTGTGAGCATTTTAGATAACCAGGAAACGAGTGGGCCTACGCCGATTTGTTGAGCTGATTGCTGTTCGCCCATCTGGTGTCCAGAGTTGCCTAATCCACCGTGTCCAGAGAAGCCGATCTCAGTAGGCATAACTCCAAAGTGTCCGCAGATACTAGTAACGAGGTACGTGTCTAAGATTTCCTTAAACTTCTCGCCGTATCCGTCAAATTGAACAGGATCAAAACCAGCTGGCAAAACACGAGCTCTCTTGCGCTGTTCAGTCTGTCCAGCTAAATCGTCATTCAGTGAGTTTTCAAGCTGGCGTAGAAGAATTGGATCATTACCAAAATCAGGATCTACCTTGAACATAAGCTCTGGCAATACGCCATCTGTCCATTCAGCTCTGAGCCATTGTTGTCTACGTAGGTAAAGATCAGCTACAGGTAGGCAGCGCTCAACAGGTGAGTTTCCATACAAGCTCATAGCTCTACGGTTGCGAACTAAATAAGCAAGCTCGTCAGCTGTGAACTCGCCGTCAGCTTCTGGGTTATCGTTTTGAGCTGTGAACTCACTACGTGGGA